AAGGAGGACCCGACCCCTTCCTTCCTGTTATCTGACGGAAACGTCCAAGACCGTCATGACTCGTCCTGCATTAAGGCGTTGGGGGTTGGGGTTGGTTCGGATCGTCCGAGGTTGGTTACGCCGTGTGTACCCAGCGAGTCTTTCGGGGGCCGGGTGGGTGAGTGGTCGGCGAGGGTGCTTGGTCGGGAACTGTTTCCGTGGCAGTTGCTGGCTCTTGAGGGGGCGTTGGCGGTGGATGACAGCCTGACGTTTCGGCACAGCACGGCGTTGGTGTCTTGTGCCCGGCAGAACGGCAAGACCTCGATGCTGGCGGCGCTTGTGGGGTGGGCGTTGACCGAGTTGCCGAAGGTGTGGGGCCGTCCGGTGCGGATCATGTCGACGGCTCATGAGTTGAACTTGGCGACTGAGGTGTGGCGCGAACTGGAGGACCAAATACGGCTGTGGGAGGAGGCCGACTTGTGCAAGGCCGTGTACGCCTACGGGCGGAACGAGGTGCGGTTCAAGGACGGAAGCCTGTACAAGGTGGTGGCGGCGACCGGGAAGAAGCACGGCGGGACGTGGGACATCATCATCGGGGACGAATTGTGGGCGCTGTCCGAGGCCACCATCTTCGGGGCGCTTCGCCCGTCACAGATCGCGGTCCCGTCCCCGCTCATGTACCTGACCTCGACGGCGGGGGACGAGTCCTCCAAGGCGTTTCTCAAGTTGCGGGAGCAGGCGCTCGGCCTGATTGACTCGGGGACACCCGGCGACCTGTTCATGGCGGAGTGGTCCCTGCCGACCGGGGTGGACCCGCTGGACGAGACGTGGTGGGGGTATGCCAACCCGGCGCTTGGGCGCACGATCAGCGTCAAGGGGTTGCGGTCGGCGGCGGCGGCCCCCGACAGGGGAGAGTTCCTGCGGGCGCATTGCAACCTGTGGGTGGCGGCGGCGGCTTCGTGGATGCCCCCCGGCAGGTGGGCCAAGGCGGTCACCGAAAACACGGCTGGCGTGGGGGCGTCGTGGCTTGTGGTGGACTCGGCGCTGGATGACTCGAAGTACGTGGGGGTGTGGGCCCGGCTGAACGACGCGGGAGAGGTGGTCGGCTCGGTCAGGTTCACCACCGAGTCCAACGCTGAAATGTGGGCCAGCATTGAGGGCTGCCTAGAGGGCGACCCGCAACTACGGCTTGCGATCACCCCGGGGCTGGAGATCCACACCCCGGACAAATACCGGGAACGGACCGAGGTGTGGGGCTACGGCGAATTGGTCAAGTACACGGGCCTTGTCCGGTCGCTGATCATGGAGGGCAAGGTGCTGCATGACGGCGGGGAGATGTTGGCGGAGCACGTGAACCGAGCGGTGCTTGTCAAGGGGCAGAACGGTCAGCCCGTCCTCTCGTCGCAGCGGTCGCCCGGGCCCATCGAGTGCGCCCGGTGTCTTGTGATCGGCGCGGCGCTTGTGTCACGGCCCGGCAACCGAGGCAAGGCAGCCATCGGGTTCGGATAAAAACTTGTTGCAAATGCAACACCCCTTCGTTACATTACTTTGCGGATGGGTATCTTTTTGCGCAAGGTAGAGTTGCAGGCCGCGCCGGACGACACGTTCAAGGCAGCCATCGGCATCGGCGGCGTCAACAACTACCTGACCTACACGGTCGGCACCCCCGAACTGAACGCGCTTACCAACCCGACCATCGGGCGCAGCCGCGATCTCCTCGCCGCCATGATTGGCAGCCTCGAACTGAAGCACTACTCCAAGCAATGGAACGGCGACGGCTACGACGAGGTGTACCTCCCGCTGGAGCCGTGGATGGAGCAGCCCGACCCGAAGAACACCCGCACGTTCTTCATGGCAAACATCTTTTCGGACCTTTTTTTCTACGGGCGGGCCTTTGCCTACGTCACCACCCGCTACTCCACCGGGCTTCCCGCGTCCCTCTCGTGGATCCCCGCCGCCAACGTGCAAACCCCCAACATGCAGGGCCCGCAGTTCTTCGGGCCAGCCGACGAGGTGGAGTTCAACGGGCTGGAAATTGACCCGAACAACGTGGTGCAGTTCATCTCCCCGATCATGGGCATTATCTACTCGGGGGCGCGGGCCATCAACATCGCGCTGCACCTCGATCAGGCCGCCGACCGCTACGCAGAACTTGAGACACCCCCCGGGTATCTTCAGATTGTCTCGGGTGAGGAGCACTCCGCCGAGGATCTGTCGGACTTGTCCGGGGCGTGGCAGGCCGGGCGCCGCAAGCGCGCCATCGGCGCACTGGAGCGCCACGTCAAGTTTGTTGAGTACGACAATGACCCGGGGCAGGTTGTCGCACAGTTGCGGTCCGATCAGGCGCTGGACCTCGCCCGTCTGTGCAACATTCCCGCCTACATGGTGTCCGCCCCCACCAAGGGCGCCTCAATGACGTATCAGAACGCTCAGCAAGCCCGGCAGGACCTGTACCTGTTCGGCGCGAAGCCGTTTATTGACTGCATTGAGCAGACGCTCAGCATGACAATGCTCCCGCGGGGCCGCTACGTGGAGTTTGACGTTGAGGACTACCTCGGCGAGAACGAAATGGGCGCACCTGCCGACCGTTCCGCCCCCGACCCGGAGGATTCACCCGAATGATTCAGTTCATCGCATCACCCGTCACCCTTGACGCAGCCGAAGGCGAAGAGTCGCCGCGCAGCATCACCGGGGTGGCAGTCCCGTGGGACACCCCCGCCACCGTTTCAGGCGGTGAGCGTGTCGCGTTCAAGCGCGGCGCGTTCGACGTCAACGGCAAAGCCCCCAAGTTGCTCGAAGGGCACGACATGACGCAGTTGCGCGGCGTGGTCACCGAACTCGTCGAGGCGGACGAGGGCCTGCTGTTCACCGCCAAGTTCGCCAAGACCCGCGCAGCCGACGACGCCGTGGAACTCGTCAAGGCAGGCGCCTACGACAGCGTCAGCGTCGGCGCAGTCCCGCTCAAGTGGAAGTTCGACAAGCAAGGCACCATGGTGGTCTCCAAGGCCGACCTCGTGGAGATCAGCCTTGTGGCACAGCCCGCATTCAAGGATGCGGTCATCACAGAAATCGCAGCCTCCCAGCCGGAGGATGACGAAACCCCCAACCCCGTTTCCGAGGAGGAAAACGTGAACGAAAACACCCCCCACGTGGAGGCCGAGGCTCCGGCTGTCGTCCCCACCGCCCCCATCTACGCAGCCGCCAAGCGCGAGTTCGTGATGCCGTCCGCCGCCGAGTACATCTCCAAGTTCCTCGTCGGCGGCTCCGAGTGGCAGGAGTTCAGCCAGCGCCTCGCGGCTGCCGCCCCCGACGTCGTCACCACCGACACGCCCGGCGTCCTGCCGAAGCCCATCGTGCAGCCCGTGTACAACTCGCTGCGCGGCATCCGCCCCGTGATCGACGCCATTGGCGTGAAGGCCATGCCGCAGTCCGGCAAGGTGTTCATCCGCCCCGAGGTGACCACGCACACCACCATCGGCGCAGGCAACGGCGAGAACGTCGCGCTCGACGCCGGCACCTTCGTGGTGTCCGAGAATCAGGTCACCAAGGGCGTTTACGGCGGTTATGTCAAGGTGTCCGAGGAGACCATCGACTGGTCCCAGCCCGAGATCGTGTCGCTCATCCTCGACGACATGGCGCGCGCCTACGCACAGGCCACGGATGACGTGGCGGCGGACAACCTCGTCACGGGGGCATCGACCACCACCAACTTCACCGTCGCCAGCATCACCGACCCCGCAGAGTGGGCCCGCTGGATGTACACCGCCGCCGAGTCCATCCTCAGCGCCACCAAGTACCTCCCGTCCATGCTCTTTCTCAGCGCAAATATGTGGCGCGCCCTCGGTCTCCTCACGGACACCGCAGACCGCCCGCTGTTCCCGCAGGTCGGCCCGATGAACGCGTTCGGCGCCATGAACCCGGCAGGGACGCAGGCCTCGGCCTTCGGTCTCACCGTCGTGGTGGACGCCAACTTCGCAAACGACACGGTTATCGTCGGCGTCCCGGACGGCTACGAGATCTTCGAGCAGCAGAAGGGCGCCATCAGCGCCGAGTCCAACGACGGCTCGCTGTCGCGCACGATCGCGTTCCGCGGCTACCTCGCCACGCTCATGATCGAGTCGGCGAAGTTCCGCAAGGCCGCTTTCGTCTGAGTCTGACGGCACGGAGGGTCTGAACGGTCATGGCTGTCTACACGGTCACACACGGCACACACTTGGACGGCGTCAGCGCCGTTCAGACCCTCACGCCGCTTGACAACGTCCGTCTCGGCGACTCAGTCACAGTCGCAGGCGCAGGCGCCAAGTTCAACACCACCGCCCCCGTCATTTCGGTTGAGCCCTACGCGTACACCGGGAAGGACGAGGACGGCTACCTGCAGTTTGACTACGACGATCCGCGCCCCAATCAGGTGCTGTACGAGGTGGCAGGGCAGGACAACGACACCGCCTACTACGAGTTGAACGGCACGCTGACGGTCACGTTCACGGTCACATGGATCGGGGACGCGGACGTCACCGCATGGCTCGGCATCAGTTCCGCCACCGCCAACGACACAGCGTTCATCACGACGTGTGTGGCGGCAGCGAACGCGTGGTGCTACCGCAAGCGCAAAGAGGCGGGCTACACGGACGCCACAACCACGGCCCCCTCGGCGGACGTCAAGTTGGGCACCGTCATGTACGCAGCAACCCTGTACCGGGAGCGTGGCAGCGTTGACTCGTTCGCCTCGTTCGACGGCATGGGCTCCATCCCGATTCCGACCACCCTCGGGCGGATTATGCAACTGCTCGGGTGCGGACGCGCACAGGTGGCCTAAATGCCCGCCACAGGCATTCTTGCCGACGCCATCACGGCAATCAGCACAGACCTTGCCGGGTTGGGCTACAAGGTGGTCACAGACCCCCGCAACGCCCGCCCGCTGACCGTCCTGCTCGAACTCCCCACGCTGGACTCGTTCACCTACAACGTCGGGGACATTCGGGTACGGGCCCGCATCCTTGCGGCACCCCCCGGCAATCAGGACGCCACAGACTGGCTCATAACCCAAGTGGACACCATCATGGCCTCCGACATCGGAGTGCTGTCCGGGAGCCCCGGCTACGCCACCTACGGCGGGCAGGAAATCCCGACCTATGACCTCACCATTGCCGTAGCAGTACGGCGCAACTAAAAGGAACCAAACATGGCAACCACCACATTCTTCGGCGGTCCCGCAGTCCTCACCATCGGCGGAACCGACTTCGCGGATCAGTGCACCGATTTCTCGTGCGAACTCGGCTTCGAGTCCCTCGACATCACGGCGTTCGGCGACACCGGGCGCAAGATGGCAAAGGGCCTCCAGAGTGTGTCCGGGAGCGCGACCCTGTTCGCCTCGTACGGCGCAACCGAGGTGGAAGGCATCCTCGCCAGCATTGTCGGCGCAGGCACCACCACCATCGAGTTCAAGAAGGCCAACTCCACCGAGGGCGCAGATAACCCGAAGATCACCATCAGCAACACCATGCTTTCCGTGGTCCCGTACGCCTACAATGCAACCGAGATGCAGACTTTCCAGATTTCGTGGGAAGGCGGCACGTGGGTCCGGGACGTCACCCCGTAACCACCCAAACCGAAAGGGGCACCCCCAATGAGAATCCGAGTCACACCGACAGACGGCGAAACCTACGAGGTTGACACCAACCTGTACGTGCTGGTCGCGTGGGAACGCAAGTTCAAGCGCAAGGCCTCGGACCTCGCCACCGGAGGCGTCGGCATTGAGGACTTGGCGTTCATGGCCTACGAGGCCTGCCGGGTCCACAATGTCACCGTCCCCGCCATCTTCGATGACTACATCCGCAAAATGCAGCACATCGAAATCGTGGGGGATGAACCCGAAAACCCTACGGACGGGGCACCTACCGATACGCACTAGCCCTAGTGCTGGCGGCGACCGGGTACTGGCCCCCACAAATACCGTTCGAGGAATCAGACCTTGCCACGGTACTCAAAATCCTGAAAGAGCAGAACAAGCCGAAATGACCGCATCCGCCAACATAGAAATCGTGGGGGTCAAGGATGCTATTCGTTCGCTCAACAAGGTGGAGCCGGGCCTGCGGAAGCAGTTCCAGCAGGACGCGACCCGCATCGCGCAGCCAGCCATTGAGGAGGCACAGCGCGGCTATGTGGGGCTCCCGCTGTCGGGCATGGGGTACAAGTGGACGCAGGACGGCAAGAAAATCTTCCCGTATGACCCGGTCAAGGCCGCCAAGGGTGTGAAGTTAAAACTGGACGCGGCCCGCAACGCTGTGGCGGTCATCGTGATTCAGCAGACCGACCGGGCGGCAGCGGTGTTCGAGTCGGCGGGCCGTAAGAACGCCAACAACCTCGGCAACAGCCTCGGCGAGTTGAAGCCCGGGCGAACCCGCATCATCGGGCCTGCCGTGTACCGCAAGCGGTCCAGCATTGAGCGCGAAATGTCGCAGGCCGCCATGCAGGCCATTGAGACCGTCAACAGGGAGTTGTCCTAATGGCTATCCAAATCCCCATCATTTCCGAGTTTGACGGCAAGGGCGTCTCAAAGGCTGTCCAAGAGTTCAAGCAACTGGAAGGGGCAGGCAAGAAGGCACAGTTCGCCATCAAGAAGGCGGCGGTCCCGGCAGCGGCTGCGCTCGGCGGGCTGGCGGTCATCCTTGGGGACGCCACCAAGGGGGCGATGGAGGACGCCAAGGCGCAGGCCGAACTTGCCCGCCAGTTGGAGTTTTCGGCGGGCGCTACCGACGCGCAGATCGCCGCTACCGAGGACTGGATCAGCACACAAGGGCGCCTTCTTGGCGTCACGGACGACGAGTTGCGTCCGGCTATTGCCAGCCTGTCCCGCGTCACCTATGACCTTGAGGAAGCCCAAAAGGCTGCCAGCCTTGCTATGGACATCAGCGCCGCCACCGGGAAACCGTTGGAGTCCGTCACCAATGCGTTGTCGAAGGCGTACGGCGGGAACCTGACGGCGCTCGGCAAACTGGACCCGAGCCTGCGGGAGATGATCAAGGGCGGCGCCACGCTCGACGAGGTGTTCTATTCGCTGGAATCCACGTTCAGCGGGGCCGCGACCACCGCAGCCAACACCGCTGAGGGCGGGTTCAAGCGCCTCGGGGTCAGCCTGAACGAAACCAAGGAATCCATCGGGGCGGCCCTGTTGCCCATCATTGAGAAGGCGCTCCCGGTCCTGCAGAAGTTCGCTACGTGGGCGCAGGACAACCCGAACCTGTTCCTCGGCATTGCGGCAGCCATCGGCGCCGTGGCGGTCGCCATCACCGCTGTCAACATCGCTATGGCGCTCAACCCGTTCACCGCAATCGCGGCGGGTGTGGCCCTGCTCGTGGTGGGTGTGGTCGCCGCCTACAAGAAGTTTGAGACGTTCCGCAACGTCGTAAAAAGCGTTGTCAACGGGGTGGCAGCCTATTTTGAGTTTGTGGCTAATTCGTGGGTGAAAGCAACTAACATAATCATTCGCGGCATCAACCTAGTGAAACCCGGCAAGGACATTCCGAGCATTGATCCCATTAGCATTGGGCGCATGGGCGAGGAGTCCATGTCAGGTGGCAGGCTGGCTGTGCCCGCTATGGCGCAGGGCGGCATCGTGACGAGCCCGACGCTGGCGCTGATTGGTGAGGCAGGCCCGGAGGCTGTTGTGCCCCTGTCGAAGATGGGGCAGATGGGCAGCAACATTCAGGTGACGGTCACCTCGGCTGATCCGCGGGCGGTGGTGGACGCGTTGGTGCGGTATTCGCGTCAGAACGGGGCGCTGCCCCCCGATGTTCGGGTGGCGTAGTGGCGTTTTACACGTACACGTTCACGCACTACAGCAACCCTTCGGGGACGTCTACCGTGCTCAGCAACGTGACGAGCCACTCGATCCGTGGCGGGAAAAGCAACTTGTTGGACCCGGTGCAGCCGACCACGGCGCAAATCAACGGGCGCAACCCTGCGGGCCTGCCGACCATCAAGGTGGGCGACATTGTGGAAATCAGCAGTTCGGGCATCGCGTTCGGCGGGTTTGTCGCCAATTTTCAGGTGTACTACGGCAAAGACCCTGACGAGGACACGTGGACTATCAGCCTTGAGGATGCGATTGCGTATCTTGGGCGGGCCACGGTCACCGTGTCATGGTCAACGGGTGTGACCACCCGGGCGGCGGCTATTGACGTTGCCACAGCGGCGGGCATTGATTTCTCGGGCAGTATCACGGACACGAGCAAGTCCACCGTGTCGGGGCAGTCGCTTACCAATGTGAACGCGTTGGAGGTGTACCGGACGCTGGCTATCACCGAGCAGGCCCGCGTCTTTGCCGGGTACACAATGCCCGGGTTTCAGCCGACGCTGAACTTTGTGGGCCGTAACGTCATCACGACGGCAGGCCGTTTCAATGACGGGTCAAGTACAGCACTTGTCAATACAGACTGGCGCTACGAGTCGCTTGATTTCGCGGCGCTGGCAGACAACTTCGCACAGAAGGTCATTGTGGAGCCTGCGGGGCTGGCGGCGCAGACGGCGGGCAGCGGGACACGCGTGTACACGTTGCAGTCCTACGATCAGACGACAGCGCAGGCAGCCGACTTGGCGCAGTATGTGGACACCGTGTTGTCGGGGCAGACGGCTGGCCCGGAGCGGGTGGCGGTCATCATGGAGGCCCAAGTGACTCCCACGTTCCCGTCTGATGTGACCACGATTCTGTTGCGGTCGAATACGTACACGGCGAATGTGTTGGGGCGGGATGTTCAGGCGGATCCGACGGCTACGCGGGTGGCGTGGAGTTTGGCGCCGGGGGCGACCACGAATTGGTTGGTGCTGGACAATGCGACTCTAGGCACTTTGGATAACAACAGGTTAGGATTCTGAGCATGGCGATCAAGACGTTTACGACGGGTGAGGTGTTGACTGCGTCTGACACGAACACGTATTTGGCGAACGCGGGCCTCGTGTATGTCACGTCCACGACTGTCGGGTCGGCGGTGTCAAGCGTAACCATCAGCAACTGTTTCAGCAGCACCTACGACAACTACCGCATTATTTACATGGGCGGCAGCGCCTCAGCGTCAGAAAACCTTAAGTTTCAATTTGGCCCATCGTCAGTTAGCGGATACAACGCAAACTATTACCAAATTGTCCACTATTCGTTTTGGAACGGAACCTCGTCGAACAACGTGGCAGGGAGTAACAATGCGACAACGTGGCCTTATGTTGGGTATCACGACAGCGACAGCGTCAGGTTTTCTGCGGACGTGTTCAACCCTAATGTTGCCGAGTGGGCGAGCTTTTCTAGTGCCCCGTATCTTGCGCCAGCGTCAGGCGGTTTTTGTGTAGGCGTTCAACAGAACAACGGACAGTACACAAGTTTTACTTTGACCCCCGGTAGCGGCACGTTGACCGGCGGCACCATTACCGTCTACGGCTACAGGAAGGCCTAGCAATGTCTGACCCCATCATCGGCACATTTCACGACGCCGCCACGGGCGACACCGTCACCCGCGAACTCACCGCCGAGGAAATTGCGGCCCTGCCCGAACCCACCGAACCGCTCGGAGACAACAAGTGATCACCTCAGCCCAGTACGCAATCGCCAGCACCGCCGTCAAGATCGCAGGCACCGGGGTCGGGCACCGCACCGTCCACATCGCGCCCATCGGAAACACCACCGTGTACCTGTCCGGCAGCAACCAAGTCACGTCCAGCAACGGCTACGGCCTCAACAAGGCGCTTGGCGAGCATGACGTCCTGCTTGGCCCCGCCGACGAACTGTGGGCCATCTGCGCCGCAGCACAAACCGAGACCGTCACAATCCTCATCAGCGAGGGATGACCGTGATCCTGCAGAACCCATCGAAGGCGCTCATCGCCCTAGTGGCGCTCATCTGCATCACAGTCCTCATGGCTGTCCGCGCGATCGACTCCGCCACGGGGATGCCCGTCATCACCCTGATTGTGGGTTACGCAGTCGGCAACGGCATCGCCGCCCGCAAAGGCGACCCGGTTGAGCCAATCATCGGGCGCAAATAGCGTCATGACGAAAAGACGGGGGTACACAGGTACCTCGGATGGCGTCAGCCCGGGCCGTAGGGAAGGCACCGAGAAACTGAAAGAGTTGATTCGCAAGCGGTACGGGCTCGGTTGCCTCGGTACGTGGGTGGTGCGGGACCGTCGGGGCAAGCCCGGGCAATTGTCCGTCCATGCCACGGGCCGGGCGCTCGACATCTACTACGTCGACCGCGACGACGGGCTGTACGTCATGGAATGGCTAGTGGCCCATGCAGACGCGCTAGGCGTCGAGTTCGTCGGGGATTACCTGCACGGCAGGTTCGGGCGGGGCTGGCGCTGTGATCGTGGCAAGTGGCAGACGTACCGGGTGCCGACCATCGGCAAGGGGGGACGATGGTTTCACCTTGAGATTTCCCCCACAATGGCGGATGACCCTGTTACCTTGGAGCGTGTATTCAGGGCTTTGCCCAAGTAATCCACAAGCAAAGGGGACAACATGGGACTCATGGACGATCTGAAACTGGAGCATTGGGGGCCACCCAACAAGTGCCCGGTGCACAAACTGGCGCACACTATGACCGACGAGGACCGCGCCGACCTGCTCAAGGCCGTGAACGATGGGATTGTGCCCGCCACCGTGATTGAGCGGGTGCTCGGCAAACGGGGCTTGGTGCTAAAGCATCAATCCATCCAGCGCCACCGCCGGAAGGAGTGCGGCTGTGAGTGACTACGACATCGCCGCGGAACTGGAGGAGGTGCGCCGCGCCCTGATTGCCACCCAACGCCAGTTGGCGAAGCACAAGGCCCGGACCGAGGAATTGACCGCCGCCGCCTATGAGGGCGCCAAGCAGGCCATGCTTGCCCTTGGGGGCGTCCCTAAGGTGCCTAGGAGCCCGTCTAAGCCCCGAAAAGGGGCGGAGGTGGCCCTGTGGCACCTGACGGACTGGCAGGGCGCAAAACGCACCACAACGTACAACAGCCAAATCATGAGGGACCGGGTGCTCAGGTTCACGGACAAGGCCCACAAGATCACCGAGGTGCAGCGGGCCGACCACCCGGTGCAGGACTGCGTCATCATGTTCGGCGGGGACATGGTGGAGGGGCTGTTCAACTTCCCGGGGCAGGCGTTCGAGATTGACGCCACCCTGTTCGAGCAGTATGTCACCGTGTCGCGGCTGATTGTGGACACCGTGACCGCCGCCCTCGGCATCTACGACAAGGTCACCGTCATCGCCGAGTGGGGCAACCATGGG